AGAGAGATAGTCGCAATCTGGACTAATGAAAGAAAGCATGGCGCGGATATCATCAACAGAAACATCGACGGGGCCATCTGCAGTGCTGGCGCGATAGCGATCTGGTTTTTTAAGCACGTTCAACAAATCTTGTGGCGCGTTGCCCACTTCATGCGGTGAGCCTTTTTCATCTTCATAAAAGCTGCCGGAATGGTGCATACTGCCAGAGCCGACAACATAGCCGGTAGTCTTGAAGTCAATGCCAGGATAGGCTTCAAGATGCTGCAGGAAAGCGCCGCCAGGTGACTTAAAATAGATATGCCAGCCACCGCCACCTGTTTTAACGACAAACTTTGATGCGTCATACCAATGACGCACAGACTCAAGAGATCCGCCGTTGCGTGGATCAATATCAACAACAATAAATCCGTCGCACAGAACGCCAAAGCCGCTGTCGAACTGGCCCATTTCTTCCATTGTTTCTAGCTGTTCATCAGACCAGTCCGGGGTATGCTGCCAGTTGCTGCTGTACGGCTTTTTGTATTTCTGCTTATCTGGCAACTCTGAGCCGTCATGGTCGAACTTACCAAGTAGGCCAAAAACTTTAAAGCCTGCCTCTAAATAATCGAATTGGTTAGCCATTTAATTTACCTTCCAAGTAGTCGCTCAGCAATTTAACTGTCTCATAAGATGGCTTGCTTGCTGTGCCGTTATAGATTGCCGCAACCGTCTGCCTTGTTAAGCCAGTGGCGCGAGCAACTGCAGATAAGTTGCGGTCTTTCAGGTGTTCTTTGATTTGTTCGATGGTAAGCATTGGTTAGTCTCCTTAGTAAGATAGTAAGTATAGTAAACCGTTTTATATGCTGCTGCAATTATTTTCGTTAAATAGTGTTGACACCATGAAAATGATGTGCAATTATTCGTCTCGTTGAGAGAGAAAAGGGGAGGACAATTCATGTCACTACTATCAACAATTAGTAAACCGCAAGACCGCCCAGTTATCGCCACAATTACAGGTGATGCAGGCACAGGCAAGACAACTTTAGCAGCAACATTTCCAAAGCCAATTTTTATCCGCATCGAAGATGGCTTGCAGGCTGTGCCGTCTGATATCCGTCCAGATGCTTTTCCAGTAGTAACTAAGGTTGAGCAGCTATGGGAGCAGTTAACAGCGCTGATTAAAGATGAACACGATTACAAAACCGTCGTCGTTGACTCTGTAACTCAGCTTGAGACTTTGTTCTCTGAATACATTATTGAGTCAGACCCAAAGAAACCAAAAAGCCTAGCGCAAGCCAACGGCGGTTATGGTGCAGGTTATGGCGCTGTGTCTGCTCTGCATGGCCGTGTTCGTAAAGCCGCTAAGATGCTAAACGAAAGCCGCAATATGCACGTTATTTTTATCGCTCATAGCGATGTAACAACTATCGAGCTGCCGGACGAAGACCCGTACAGCCGTTATGAATTGCGCATGCACAAAAAGTCTGTGCCGCATTATGTTGATAACGTGGATTTGGTGGCATACCTGCGTTTAGAAACATTTACCACCGGCGATGGCGACCGCAAAAAGGCAATCAGTAGCGGAAACCGCATTGCTGTATGCCACACAACTGCAGCCAACGTCAGTAAAAACCGGTTTGGCATTACCGAACCTTTAGATGTGCCACACGGCAAAAACCCATTTATTAAATTCGTACCAACTTTAGCGGAGTAATACATTATGTCATTTTGGAACTTATCAGACTCAAACGAGAAATTAGATACTACCGGTAACTTTGAAGCTGGTGGCGGTGATTTAGCGCCAATCCCTGCAGATACTCAAGTTAAAGCTGCAATCGATGAAGCGAAATGGGACAGCTACGAAGGCAATGATTATGTGTCTCTTCGCTGGAACGTGTTAGCACCGGCAGAATACAAAGGCCGCAAGCTGTTTCAAAAGGTGCGCGTAAAAGATGGCGACAACAAGAAAGCAGACAAGGCTAAGAAAATGCTGGCTGCTATTGCTGTCAACGCTGGCGGTGGATTGCTGAAAGTTGCCGCACCTGGCGATCAAGATTTGCAAAAGCACCTGATGAACAAGCCAATGGCGCTGCTGTTAAAAGTTTGGGAAATCGACAAGTCAGACGGAACTGGCAAAGCAACCGGCAACTGGGTTTCTGCAGTGTCTCCGCTGAAAAAAGCTGAGCCGGTAGCACCTGCACCAGTAGCAGACGAAGATGACCTTGGCTTTTAATTAAAACAAGGCGCAAGGATGCGCCTTTTCTTTCGGAGGTTTTATGGAACAGCGTAGCAAAGAGTGGTTTGCAGTTAGAGCAAACAGAATTACCGGTAGTGCAATTGGCGCTATTTTAGGCTTGTCGCCATTTGCAAAGCCTGCAGATGTAATGCGCCGCATGGTGCGAGACTATCACGGTCAACCGTCAGAGTTTGTCGGAAACATTGCCACAGAGCATGGCACAGTAAACGAGCCAAATGCACTGGCTGACTACCGGATGCAGCACAATGAAGTAGAAGAGTGCGGATTCTTTGTGCATCCTGACTTTGAATGGTTGGGTGCATCACCTGATGGGCTGATTGGCGTTGATGGATTACTTGAAATTAAGTGCCCGTACGGCATGCGCCATAGTGCAGAAGGATTTAAGTCTATTGATGAACAAAAGCATTATTATGCACAAATACAGTATCAACTTTTCTGCACCGGTAGAATGTGGTGCGACTTTTACCAGTGGTCGCCATACGGTGACAACCTAGAGCGTGTCAATCTTGATGTTGAATTTATTGAGTCAACGCTGCCAACGCTAAAAGCGTTTTATGCTGAGTATGTCGAAGAGCGTAAGCCAGAAAACGCATGGAAATACATTGACGGCGGAAAACTTGTGCAACGGTATAAGATGGCTAAGGCTGCGCTTGAAGTTGCTGAGAATGAGCTAGAAGAAGCAAAGCAGGCATTGATTGAGTCAACCAATGGCAAAGGCGGAAAGATTGGCGACGTATCAATCACGATTGTTAGCAAGCAGGGCTCTATTGCATACGCCAAAGCAATTAAAGATTTGCTGCCGGATGCCGACCTTGAAGCGTATCGCGGCAAAGAGTCATCTTACTGGATGGTTAAGTAATGAAGCCGCGCGACTATCAACAAGCCGCAGTCGATGCGGCTATTGACTGGGTGAAGAAGTGCATTGATCCTGCAGTTCTAGACCTGGCAACAGGTGCAGGCAAGAGCTTTATCATTGCCATGATTGCTAACTGGATTGAGGTTAACTCAGGCAAGAAAGTGCTAGTGTTAGCCCCATCAAAAGAGCTAGTCGAGCAGGACAGAGAAAAATACCTGTCAACCGGTTACCCTGCTTCGGTTTACTGCGCCAGCATTAGCAAATGCCTGCGGCATAATGTTGTGTTCGGTACGCCGCAATCAGTCGGTAATGATATCGATAAATTTGGCCATAACTTTGCTTGTGTCATTATCGACGAAGGCGACGGCATAACGCCAACTGTTATTAAAATCATTGACCAACTACGCCAACGCAACAACAAGCTGCGCGTATTGGGGTTGACGGCTACACCTTACCGGTTAGGCACTGGCTATGTGTATGCTTATGACCAAGACGGTAAGCCAATGCGCGAAACAGAGTGCATAGAGCCTTTCTATCAAAAACTGCTGTATCGAGTGAATGCGCATGAGCTAATCGAGCGCGGATTCTTGACGCCTCCACATGCTGACCTTGACCATGTTGCCGGTTATGATGCTGACCAGTTAGAGCTAAACAGTCGCGGACAGTTCAACGCTAAAGAAGTTGAGCAAGTGTTTGAAGGAAAAGGCCGGTTAACTAGCTTTATCGTTGCCGATATTGTGCAGAAGTCATACGGCAGGAATGGCGTGATTATATTCGCGGCAACCGTTGCGCATGCGTATGAAATCATGGAGTCGCTGCCAAAAGATAACAGCGAAATCATTCATGGTAAAACCACCAAGATTGACCGCGAGTTAATCATTGAGCGCTTTAAAAAGCGCCAGTTCAAATACCTGGTTAACGTCGCAGTGCTAACCGTTGGCTTTGATGCGCCGCATGTTGATGTTGTTGCCATATTGCGAGCCACTGAGTCTGTTCGATTGCTGCAGCAAATAATTGGCCGAGGTTTGCGACTTGTGGATCCTTTAACTGCAGGTAATCCGAAAGCCATTGCATACAGTGAAAAGCCTGACTGCCTAGTGTTGGATTATGCAAAAAACCTTGAGCGCCATTGTCCTGACGGTGATTTATTTAATCCGAAAATAACAGCTAGGAAAGCAGCCAAAGGTGATGGCGGACTAGAAGCTCATTGCCCATCATGCAGCTTTATCAATGAGTTTAGCGGCCGGCCAAATCCTGACGGATTCGACATTGACAAAAAAGGCTATTTTATTGACTTAACCGGTGCTCGCATAAAAACAGATAACGGCGATATGCCGGCGCATTTTGGCCGTCGATGCTTTGGCACAAGTATAGTCAAAGGAGTTAACGAGCGCTGCAGCTACCGGTGGAGCGTTAAAACATGCGTAGAGTGCGAGCATGAAAACGATATCACTGCACGCTACTGCGAAAAGTGCAGAACTGAATTAGTGGATCCTAACGAGAAGCTGCATATTGAGTTTACCAAGCTAAAGAAAGACCCATACCAAGCCACCAGCGATAAAGTGCTATCGTGGAAAATGCAGGAATGGATTAGCCAAGCCGGTAACACAACACTGAGAATTGACTTTACCACTGAGTATCGGACATTTAGTGTTTGGTATAAGCAGTTTGCAGACTGCGAAGAAAAGCACAAGATGCCAAAATCTATTTGGGTTCAGTTGTGCCAGGCTTGTGGAGTTTACGAAGCCAAGCCAAAAACTGCAGCAGAATTTATAGCTGCCAAGCCGACAATGCCGATTACTATCACAGCGAGAAAAGAGCGCGGTACAAGTTTCTTTACTGTTATTGGATATAACGAGCAGGAGTTTACAGAATGAAGTTTCCAGATTGGCTTCCGGTCTACGGCAGCACAGATTACAGAAATAAAAAGTGTCCGGTAGAAAGTGCCGAGCAGATAACATTTTTCAATGTGTTGCGCCGCGAATATCCGCACCTTGGCGTTATTGCTGTGCATCCGCGCAACGAAGGAGAGCGCACAATGCAGCAGGCTATGCGACAAAAAGCCGAAGGCATGACAGCCGGCGCTAGCGATATCATTATCCCTGGCAATCCTTCTTTTGTGTGCGAACTAAAAAGAAAAGACCATACTTTGTGCAGTTGGGAAGTTGAGCAATTAACTTACCTGGAAACAGCAAAAAACAATGGCTCTTTTGTTTGTGTTGCGCTAGGTTATGAGGCGGCGTTGGAGGCATTAAAAGTATGGATTGGGACAAAATAAAACGGCATGCAGACCAGTTCGACCGGCTACTAAAAAAACAATTAACAGTTAACGAGGTGGATCCTGAAGTGAGTCATGCACTGGCATTTGTGATGTATGCCGATGCTCGATGGATTGCAGAACTGCCAAAGGATGAAAGAAAAGAGGCGCTGCAGCGAGTGCATGAGATATGCCGCGACGATGTGCGCGACATGGCAGCGTTAATTATCAAAGGTGATATACCATGAAGTCGTACAAAATAACAATGCAGAAATGGCCGCCTTTTACGTACATAACAGAAGAAAAACCGGAAAACATAGCTGCAGCCATATTTGAGCGTTTTAGAGCTTGGCCGGTTGAGGTGTTAGCATTATGAACCTACCACCAACCGAATTTGAGCTAGTCACAGCTCAACAGCTATGCCTAGAGCGCAATCGTGACGAGCCGAATGAGAAAGATATTGAGGATGCTATAAAGATGGCGTGTAAGTGGAATCAGAAACGAATTAAGATGGGGTTGAAATCATGGCAATAGATTGGAGCAAAGCGCCTGAAGGGGCGGAGTTTTATGCTTACGGTGGATTTAGAAAGCCAGCTAAATGGAGTGACATCCCCTCAGTTTGGACTGGCGAAAGCTGGACTCATGGTGGCTATACTTACGAAGAATGCGAAGAGCGCAACGACTACGAACCGCGCCCACAACAATGGCCCGAAACCGACGAGCGGATAAACAACATCGGATTAAACAGGACAACAGAAGATATGGGACACTACGACGAACAACGCGAGCAGCACGAACAAGCGCAGCCAGCAGCGCCACAAGCGAATAAATACGACCGGACAATACTTGGCAAGTACGGAAGCGGCAAATGCACCGTAGACGTTTACAGAGTGCTTAATGCTTTTCCAAGTGGCTCGCCTGAGATTGACCATGCGCTGAAGAAATTACTTGCTCCAGGCAAGCGAGGCGTTAAAGGTGAATTGCAGGATTTGAAAGAGGCGATTCAGAGTATTGAGGCTCGGATTGATTATTTGAAGGAGCTAGGCGAATGACAACAATAGTTTATGACCATAAAAACAAGCAAATTGCAGTAGATAGTCGCGCAACATCAAGCGGATTGATAACAAGCGACAGCGAACAGAAGTGGCACGTTGCCGAAGATGGAGCTGTGTGGTTTTTAAGTGGCTGCATCAGCGATTATGACTTGCTATTTGAGTCATTCAAAAATGGAGATAGGGCGTTTGATTTGTCAGAAATACCTGATGCAGTCGCTTTTTTTTTGCGTGAAGGAGTTGTT